TATAGAAGTAGCACCAAATACTGCTCATGTCTGGGGCATCTTTGACCAGAATATCTCTATAAACCAATTACTAGAGTCATCTTACACTCTCTGCTATGCAGCCAAATGGTACGGTGAGTCTAAAATTATGTTTGACTCCATTCAAAAATCTGGCAAACAAAAGATGCTAGACTCTGTGCATAAACTTCTTGATGAAGCTGATGCTATAGTCCACTACAACGGTTCTAGGTTTGACATACCGATACTACACAAAGAGTTTTTACTTTCTGGTATGCCACCTCCAGCACCATCCAAACAGATAGATTTATTACAAGTAGCTCGTAGACAGTTTAGATTTGTTTCTAACAAACTAGATTATGTTGCACAGGCTTTAGGATTAGGTAGTAAGACAGAACATGAAGGACATGCTTTATGGGTCAAATGTATGAATGATGACCGTAAGGCATGGAAAACAATGGAAGAATATAATAAGAATGATGTTATATTACTTGAGAAAGTCTACAATAAATTCAAGGGTTGGATTAAACAACATCCAAATCATAACGCATATTCTGCTGACGTTTGTTGTCCTAATTGTGCTTCACGAAAATTACAATCTCGTGGTACACAAAGAAGTAGGACTGCTATTTATCAACGCTATCAATGTCAAAATTGTGGGTCGTGGGCAAGGTCTGTTAAATCAGAAAAAATTGCCAAAGACTCTTTAGTAAATATATAGGAAAATTATGCAACGTTCAGATGTAGAGATTATCTGTAATCACATGCTAGGTAGAGTGATTGTATCTTGTGAAGCATTACATGGCGATAGCACTATTGTCATTCAGCTAGATGATGACTCACTTATAGAAATTAGTGGTGAAGAGTTATCGCTTTATAGTGAACTTACACCATTGGATGACTGATACCAAGCATCTATATAGTCTTTTAATCCTTCTATGCCATTACCAAGAATAACAAGTTTGTCCTGGGTAACCTTATAAAACTTATCTACCTCAGTTCCTGTATCATCACTATATCCGTATATCATTAATACAGTAAACTTATCTTGGTCTGCTAATGCTTTTAACAGTATCTTTTGACCTAGAGATATATCCTCATCTTCACGTTTCCACTCTCCAATAAGAAAGTTTCCTCGTCTTTCAAAAACCATGTCAATGTTAGATGGCATAGCTTTTGGATTATCTAGTATTACACCTCTTAAAAAGCCAAAGTCTGTATGACTAGCATACGCATTACGCATTGCATTAGACACAAATTACAGTGCCATTATAGACCTGACAGACGGTTACAGACCCATCAGGTGCTAGTATAGTAGTAGTTTGACCTATAGCCTTTTCTGTTCCCCAAATAGCTAGTGCAGCTAAAACAGTAATGAATATCCAATAGATTTTACTCATCATCAAACCTTTGTAATTGAGCTTCTAATTCTGGTGGAATTTCAACTTCATCATCTTTAGTAGCATCTAATAGCTTGTTCTTATACCAATCAGACTTTTCTAAATCTTGTTGTGGATTATCTTTAAATGGATAACGTAAGTCATATTTGAGCTTACATCCTTTTAGATAACCAATATACTCTTCTTTAGTCAAACGACTTTTAATTACATCTATTGCTTCTATACCGCCCACTAAGTAATGCGGTGGTCTATTCACTAAATCAACCATTCTTATCCCCTTATAAAAAATAAATCAATTAACTGATAACAACCATAAAAAAACCAACCCATACCACCAACAATCAACAGCCATACTACTACTTCTAATATCTTTTCTGCTCTTGCCATCTGCCATACTCCCTTCCTACAGTTACAGATACATATTTTCTATTCTTAAATCTTTTATCTAATTCATTGCTATAAGTCCACTTAGGCAAAATCAAATACCCCTGACTTTCCAAGTATTTCAATCGTGTTCTAGCAATGACGCATTCTTGCACAATTTGTTTAATACTGCAACCAGGATGTGCAGTAACATAGTTTATAACAAACTTTGCTTGTCTTTGGTCATCTAGTTTAGTGTACATCTTTTACTCCATGCAATTGTTCTATAAGTCTAGCAAATCTAAATATCTTGTCAATTGTTATTACTTGACTACCGTATCCAAATGCTTCTTTATATACCCTGATAATTTCTTCTTGGGTAAGTGGTTTAGAGTCCACCATGTGCCTCCGTTAATTTCTTACTATCGTATTTAGATATGCCTTTGTATTCTTCTACAGGTTCACCAGGCACTAATGGTGTTATCTTAATATGATGCGTTGTATTCTTTAGGTCGTTCAAATATGAGAGCTGGTTAGGATGAAATGACCATAAATAAGACTTCTTTAAATCACCAGACCTAACATCAAACTCCTCATAAAGCCATGCTACAGGTTCTTTTTTAGCCATTAGTAAAATACCATCCTTCCTATGTGTGTTTTTTTTCTTTTACCGAACCATGTTTTCTTTGGCGGTATCGAGTCATCATGAAAATATAAAGCATTTGCAACTGGGTTAGCATGTTTATGATGAACAATCGTATCAATAACCAAAAGTTTAGTCTCCAAATACGCCCTTTCATTAACTGGATGGTGGGTTTCATCTTGCACAGCAAACTGATTATTAGCATAAACGACAGAGCATACAGAATTACCCCAGCGACCACTATGCAACCTATTGCGAATAACATTTATAACACCTACCTTTTCTTCTAGTGTTCTTGTATTAACTTCATGATACACAGCAGTTGCATAACACGCTATATCTAATTCTAAAGACTGAATATCCATTATAGACCTTTCATGGTTTTCTTGTGTCTACCAAATCCACATAAGCGTATAATTCCATTATATTGTGCAATTAAGCATAATATATTATTAAAGGAAAATATTATGTGGACAACTCCAGCAGCTACAGAAATGCGTTTTGGCTTTGAAGTAACTATGTACGTAATGAATAAATAGTTTATACTATTTAACGGTGACAGCGTTCTTCAGAAAATCGTTATCGCCAATAATTAAGGGGACTTAAAATGTCCCCTTTTTATTAAAAAGGAACATCTGACGAATCATCTGCACCTTCAACAGCAGGTCCACTTCTTACTTCCCCCTTAGTTTCTTTTAACTGTACTGAACCACTAATAAACTTACCGTTCTTACCTTCTCTAATCCAGCCACTAATTCTAAATTCAATACCATCTACATTAGCAGTACCTGTATAGTCAGGTCTTTTAGGGTTGTCACCTTTATCATTCTTAAATAATGTAAACGTGTTTGTGTTATCGTACTCAGCCATATACTACTCCTGTGTTGTAATTCTGTGTGGGAAAAAAATATCGTTTATTGTTTCTTCTAGCTCTGATGAAAGTTCACAAATAGTAAGTTCATCAGCTATAACATCATGCACAATAAATCTGTCATGAATTTCTGTTATGGTTACAACATTTCTCCTGTTTTTACTTGTTAATAAATTAGGGTCTTCCATATACTACTCCTTTAGTTTAATAATTGTTTGTTCTACTTCGTCTAAAAACTTAATCACTTCTGCTTCTAATTCTCCTATGTAAGTATCATCTCTGTCAACCCTAGCTACAAATAACTGTAGTTCTTCAGGGAAGTTAGGATTATAACTTACAAAGTCTACCCACTTAGCACCGGTGCAAGCTAATTGCCATTGCATCTGTGGAATGTATTTACTAGGAACTGACTTGCTCATAAGCGTATTAGTATGGGTCGTTTCTATAGGACATTTAATCTCTATAAGACCTGCATACTTACCCTCTTCTTCTGCATTTACAGCTCCGTCTGGACTAGCACCACTATTCTTGATAATAGGATGGTCAAAGAAACCTACCTCTGTCACAGATACCACTTTAGATTGCATATAAAGCTCCCTAGCAGCACTTTCTCGTTCAATACCATCTAGCATAGCTTGATTAACAAAACTATCGCCTTTCTTGCCTGTAAGACGTTCTGATACAAGTTGGATAAGGTAATTTTGACGAGATGTAGATACGCCTGTTTTAGTCTTGGCGATAACATCAGATATTCTGGATGCTGTCACCTTGCCTAATCTTTGTTGAAACCACTCTTCTGTGCGTTGTTCTATCATAGGAAATCCTTGCTAGATACTGCCTTTAGAGATGGTTGTTCTGACTCTGGAATATCCTCACCACTATAAATGTAAAGACCAATGCCATGTAATGCAATAGCTTTAGCTAAACAACGCTGCATAGCTGTATTAACTGCCATAGCATCAGGGTTAGGTATAGCTTGGTTTCTAAAGTTAAGCACAGGTAATTGTGAAGTCATAGACTTACCAAAAGCATGGACTGTGCAGAATACCATAAGTGTTTCACCAAACTGTTTAGGCTCACCATATCCCCATGTAGCAGTTGGGTCTTGCTGTAGAAGAGTATCCACAGCCCAAGCCCATGATAAATATGATAGACCATTCTTTTTTTCAATATGGTCTGATACATTAATCTTACGTAGTTCGTTATAGTTCATCTTTCTCTCCTGTTGTTGTAATTCTTGTTGATGTTGTTCCATCATTACTTGGTCGTAGTGTTGTTGCTGTGACATTTGCTCTCTCCCATTTGTCGTTATCTAATTTAAGTTCGTCATTCAATCGTTTAAGAATATCTGCTATCTGTTCTAAACCATTCTGCATATTATATACCCCCAAAACACAAAAAGGAATAGCCATAGGTATTTATTCATATTGCACCTGCTAACTTACCCATGATTTGTAAGCAAAGCCAAATATACGCATAGAACGCCACACATATTACTATCATTGTTTTTACACTCATGTTTCTCTCCTGGTTAATTACTACAATGCCTATCTTAATGAGAAAAAAACACATGTCAAGCATTTTCTAACAAATAATTAGTTTACAACTAGAATTAGTTATGTTAATCTTTTTTGGCATTATTAACCAAAGGAGAGTATATGTACAAGATTAAGAACTGGGAGAAGTTTAATCTCTATAACCCAAAGAACCCAAGATATCAAAAAAAGATGACATGGTTCAAATTTTATGGTACGGATTATATAAATAACATAGATATTCATAAGCTATCTTTTGAACAAAAAGCTGTTTTAGTAGAGTTATGGTGTCTTGGTTCTGAAAGTGATGGTGTGTTACCAGACCTGTTTGAAATAGCTTTTAGACTTCATTATCCTATTGATTTTGTTGATAAAATAACAAAAGAACTATTTGCTAGAGGATTACTAGTAGAAAACTACGAGCATGTTAGGATAGAGAAGAGAAGAGAAGAGAAGATAAGAGAAGATATATATGTCGTTAAAACGACCAATAGGTTTGAAGAATTTTGGGAAAGTTATCCTAATGTTCGCAAAGTCAACAAGAAAACTTGTTTAGAAAGATGGGCTAATAAAAGTCTTGACTCTATAGCAGATGAAGTGATAGCTTATGTCAAGAAAATGAAAGATACTCAATCATGGAAAGATGGCTTCTCACCAGCTCCACTTACCTTGCTTAACCAGGAGAGATGGAATGATGGTGAAGCTCCACAAGAACGTAAAGTTTGGGAAGGTGGCATTTAGTGAATATAGGTGAAGTAATAGATAAACTAACAGTTAGCCAATCAACAGTTCAAGAATTTTATAACGAGGGGTATGGACATGCAGAGTTTAAGGTTAAAGGTACGGATATATTTGCTGATGACTTGGTCAAGTATTTTAGTGAGGAAGTTCATAGTGGTAAATCGCTTGGATGGATTAAGACGGAAGATAAGTTCAGGGTTAGGTCTTCGGAACTAACAATTCTTACTGGTGTATCAGGTCATGGTAAGTCTATGTGGTTATCACAAGTTGTATTAGCTATGATGAAACAGAATACTAAATGTTTAATAGCGTCTTTAGAAATGAGACCTGTTCTTACATTAGCTAGAATGATTACCCAGGCATTAGGTTCACCAGAGCCAACAGATGATTACATACGTAAGTTTTGTGATAGAGCTAAAGACAAGTTATATATATACGACCAAACAGGAAGCACTAAGTCGGAAGATATGATAGCAACTTTACATTATGGCAAGTATGTGTTAGGTGTAGATGTATTTATTATTGACAGTCTTATGAAATTGGATGACGTGTCCGAAGAAAGCCTAGATGGACAGAAAAGATTAACAAACAGTTTGGCGGTCATAGCACGTGATTTACAAGTAAGTATTTTTTTAGTAGCACATACTAGAAAACTTAAAGACGAGTCAGAGATACCAGACGCTACAAACATTATGGGAAGTTCGCATATTCGTAACTTATGTGATAATATTATTTGTGTATGGCGTAACAGATACAAAGAGAAATTGATAGAAGAAGGTAAAACTTCTGATGACGAGTTAAAGATTATTCCAGATGCAAAGGTTTTTGTTCAGAAGCAGCGTAATGCACAATGGGAAGGTTCATTTAACTTTTGGTTTGACCAAAAAGGTTTACGATATAACGAGAGTCCACCAAGATGACCATAAATGAATTTATCAAGCAATGCAAAAAAGTATTCGGAGATGACATCCAATACAAAGCAACTTCTAAAGACGGACAAGTATTTAAAACGAAAGGATGGAGAGATGATAAAGTGGGCACTAACCAAAGACAACTTACCCCAGCTTATAGAGAAACTAAAAAATCTTGATTTTACTAAACGCTGGCGTGTAACAGTAACAGACGCTAAACTTAACCGTAGTCTCGAACAGAACGAAAGGTTATGGGAACTATATACAAGTTTAAGTAATCATTTAGGTATTGAGAAAGACCGTATACATGAATTGTGTGGCTTTAAATTCTTACGATACCAAACAGAAATAGCAGGTATGCCTGTAGAACTTATAAAGTCAACAACTAAACTAACCACAAGTGAGATGACAGAATACCAACAACAGATAGAGGTATGGGGTCAGACTATGGGTTGGGGATGGGACTACTAATGAATTACCTATCAGTTTGTAGTGGAATAGAAGCAGCAACAGTAGCATGGCATGACATGGGATGGAAGCCTATTGGGTTTTCAGAAATAGAAAAGTTCCCTAGTCAGTTATTACAACATCATTATCCACATGTTACTAATTATGGTGACATGACAAAATTTAAGGAGTGGAATATAAATGAACCAGTCAACCTTTTGGTCGGAGGAACACCCTGTCAATCATTCTCAGTCGCTGGACTTAGAAAAGGTCTTGAAGACCCCAGAGGAAATCTCATGCTCACCTATCTCGGTATTGCAGACCATTTTAAACCAAAATGGATTTTATGGGAAAATGTACCAGGCGTTCTCTCTAGTAACGGAGGAAAAGACTTTGCCTGTTTCCTTCAAGGGTTGGCTGAACTCGGGTATGGGTTCGCCTACAGAGTTCTTGACGCTCAGCATTTCGGAGTGCCACAAAGACGCAGGCGTGTGTTCGTTGTCGGATGTCTTGGAGACTGGAGAAGTGCTGCCAAAGTATTATTTGAGTCCGAAAGCTTGCAAGGGGATATTACACCGAGCAGACAAAAGAGGGAAGAAACTACCGAATATGTTGCGGACTGCGTTGGAATGCTCCTCGCAAGAGACTACAAAGGAATAGATAGTTTTGACCATACAAAAATGATTGCAAAAAGTGTAAGTGCTATTGACCTTAAAGATGTATCAAAAACATTAACTGCATCTTATGGAATGGGTGGTGCAGATTTAGATATTAAACCTTTAATATTAGAACCAAAAACATACAACATTACTTTTTGTGATGCAAATGGTACAAGAAAAGATAGACCTAATGGTGGTTTATATGTAAATGAAACTGATATGTCAAATACATTAACAAGAGCTGGTGTTGGTACTTATGCGGTTGATACATACAATGGAACTATTCAAGGTGATGTAACTGTAACAATTACAACAACAGGAGGAGGTGTAGCATCAGGACCATCTGTTATGCAAAATTTACCTATTGCTTGGGATGCAGAATTAAATGCTAGTGAAAACAAAATGGGAACTTTGATTAGAGGTGGTCAAGGTGGTAGAACTGATGGAGTTATGATGCCAAATATGGCGGTACGAAGATTAACTCCAATTGAATGCGAAAGACTGCAAGGATTTCCTAATGGATATACAAATATCCCTTGGAACAATAAACCTGAGTCTGTTGATGGGCATAGATATAAAGCATTAGGTAACTCTATGGCAGTTCCTGTAATGAAATGGATAGGACAAAGAATAAATGAATTATCGTAACCCTAAACTACTTAAGTTAGCTAAAGATGCACCATGCGTTTTATGTGGTAGCAATGACGGAACTGTGGTAGCCTGTCATAGTAATCAGTTGCGTGATGGTAAAGGTACTGGAATTAAAAGTCATGACTTTAGAATTAGCTTTATGTGCAGTAAGCATCATGATATGATAGACAATGGAAAAGAATTAAGCAGAGAAGAACGTATAGCATTATGGGAAGAAGCTCATAGAAAAAGCATAGGTTGGTTATTTACTAACGGACATTTAGGAGTAAAATAAATGGGTAAGGGTTCTGGAAGAAGACCATTGTTAATTTCTGAACAAGAAGCACAAGACAACTGGGACAAGATATTTAAAAAGAAAAAAAACAGTGATGACGTATCGCCACATGCTTATGAATACGAACTTAATAAGTCTACCGGTGACATAGAGAAAAGATTTATAGACGGAACATCTAAACCTAATGGAGAACAATTTGGCAACGAGTCCGACTCAACTGAGTCTTAAAATGTTACGAGATGATGGATGGTTAGCAGATGTAACAGAAAGATGGATACCAGGTGCGAATATAAGAAAAGATTTGTTTGGCTTTGGAGATATAGTTGCCCTTAAACCTAATCAAATATTAATGGTGCAAACAACAACCGCATCAAACATGTCAGCAAGAATTAATAAAATAGCAGACCACGAAAATGTAGGTAGGGTTCGTGAAAGTGGAATGATGATTCATGTACATGGCTGGCATCAAGACGATAAGAAAAAATGGCATTGTAAAGTTAAGGATGTATCGTGAATACCAGAGATAAAATACTAGCTTACCTTACAGAACCTAGAGCAATAAAAGCAATAGCAGCACATGTAGATGGCAATTACAATACTATTAAAAACTTGCTTGTTACTATGAAGATGGAAGGTCATATACATTCATTTAAAGATAACGATAATAGACTTATGCACTATTACATTCCACAACCACATCCACTACAAGCTATATTTGGACACACAGCAAACTTTACAGAAGACCAAATAAAAGGTGTTATCAGTCATAATGCAGATGATGCTAAACATAACCTTCAACAAAGAACTACACAAGAAACATTTGGGCAAAGCGTAGCTTATACGCTAACACAATATGATTAGTATGGAACGCTTACTGTCCATCCTAGAGGATTGGGCTTTGTGGATGAAGTCGGATAATCACAAACTAGGTTATCCATCTAAAAGCATAGGCATGTCATCCGGTGGTGAGTCTACAAGCGAGGCGTTTGAGGAAATGTGCTCTTCGCAAGACATGTCTAACGTAAGGACTATTCACGCTATCGTGCATAGCTTAGAACAAGGACAACAAGACGCTATCTATGCTAAATACTTGGGAGCTAAGCCACCTTTAGCCTTTTATTGGCAATTAGACATGGCATACGATAATCTTTTAACAATTGCGGAAAGACGGATAAACGCATAATGTTGTTGAACAGAACTATAAAAGTATGCTATAATACTACTTGTTGGACAAGTCGTGGGCGTTAATAACGTACTTTCTATGACGTGACTAGGTTTAGCGACCGAATAAACGCACCTTAGCGTTTGTCACGTTATTTCATTCTAAGGATTAACTGTAAGGGGTTAATGTGATAACACAACAAGAATTAAAAGAAGCCTTATCTTATAACAAAGATACAGGAACATTTACATGGATTAAAACTGCAACAGTTGCAGGAAGTAAACTGAATACTGGTTATATATCAATTAAGATAAATCAAAAAAGATATGTAGCTCATAGATTAGCATGGTTATATATACATGGCGATATGCCAAATAATCAATTAGACCATATTAATCGTAATAAATCAGATAACAGAATAGAAAATTTAAGAGAATGTAATAATGCTGAAAATTCTCAAAATAAAATAAATCCGTTATCAACAAACAAGTCTGGATATTTTGGTGTTTCTTATTACAAGAATAGAAAACTTAATCCATACGTTGCATCAATATATGCTAATGGAACAAATACTCATATAGGATGTTATAATAATCCAATAGATGCACATGAAGCCTACGTAAAAGCAAAAAAACAACTGCACAAATTTTATGTAGAATAACAACTAATAACGTAATCCCACAAAAGCCTGACCATACTCTCTCCTTGGTTGGGCTTTTTCTTTTTATGAAACTATCTATTTGCGAACAATGCGGTGAACCATTTGACTTCACCGAGTATAGCCTGTGTAATGATTGCAGATATGACCACCGATTTATTAAGTTAAGGAAAAGCTATGAAGAAACCAACAACGAAAAAGGGCAAGATGGCGAAAGTCAGCAAAGTCATGAAGGAATTTAAAGCAGGTACTTTAAATACTGGCTCTAAAAAAGGTCCAGTTGTTAAAAATCCTAAACAAGCTATAGCAATCGCTTTATCACAAGCTGGTATGTCTAAAAAGAAAGGTAAATAATTATGCCAATGGTCGGAAAAATGAAATTTGCTTACACAGAAAAAGGTAAGAAAGAAGCTAAATCATACGCAAAGAAAACAGGTAAAGCTATGACAGCTAAGCCTATGAAAAAGGCAGCTAAACGTGGCAAGTAAACCAGGTCTCTATAGTAATATCGCTGCTAAACGTGCTAGAATTAAAGCTGGCTCAGGTGAGAAAATGCGTAAAGTAGGTTCTAAAGGTGCACCTACAGCTATGGCATTTAAACAATCAGCAAAGACAGCTAAGAAAAAGAAATGAGTGCAGCTTGGCAAAAGAAAGCAGGTAAGAACCCTAAAGGCGGTTTAAACGCTAAAGGTCGTGCATCTTACAATAAAGAAACAGGTGGCAATCTAAAAGCACCAGTTAAGTCAGGGGATAATCCTAGACGTGCATCATTCTTAGCTCGTATGGGTAATATGCCAGGACCAGAACGCAAACCTAACGGTGAACCAACAAGACTATTACTATCTCTAAAGGCTTGGGGTGCTTCTAGTAAAGCAGATGCAAAAACAAAGGCAAAGAATATTAGTTCACGCAACAAAAAGAAATAGTATAATAAGCAATGCTTAAAATATTTGTAGGAATGGATTTAAAGATAGAGCCGGTAGCTTATGCAGTATTCTGCCAAAGCGTAATTGAGCATTCATCAATACCTGTTAGCTTTACACCAATGGCTTTAAATACATTATCTGAGTATACAGAAACTCATAAGGATGGAAGTAATGCTTTCATTTATTCACGATTTCTAGTTCCTTACCTTTGTGATTTTAAAGGAATGGCTTTGTGGGTTGATGGTGACATGATTGTAAGGTCAGACATTGCAGAGTTGTTATGGGAGTTTCAGCAAGACGAAGCTGTCAAAGTAGTTAAGCATCACTACCAAACAAAACACCCTATTAAATACTTAGGTTCAAAGAACGAAGATTACCCAAAGAAAAATTGGTCTTCAGTAATGCTTTGGAATTGTGGGCATCACTTAAACAAACAATTAACACCTAGATTTGTCATGGAAAAAGATGGCAAATACCTACACAGATTTGAATGGTTGAAATATCCAGAAGAACAAGTAGGTAAGCTAGACGAAACATGGAACTGGCTAGAAACAGAATACGAATATAATCCAGATGCTAAGTTAGTGCATCACACATTAGGCACACCCTGCTTTAAGGATTATCAGAATACAGACTATAGTCAAGAATGGTGGGACTGCTACAAACGAATGATATATCCTCTTAAAGGAAAGAACAGAGAAAGCGAGTTATAATTGGCTACATTACAGGACATACTATCAGGGAACTTCCCTGCTGCACAAAGATATGCAGAAGGTTATGCCCAAATGCCATCATACTTACAAGACCCATACTTAGGACTATCTACTAGCCAAGTAGGGAATGTAACAAAAGGTCTGTTAGGGCAAACAGAAAATAAATTATTAACAGATATAGAAAAAAGAAAGCCATACAATAGTTTCTTTTCTACTTATCAAGATAAATTAATGCCAAATTCATTGCCTAATACAGGTAATACTTTTGAGTCTGAAAATTATATGAAATTTGTCAATGATAATAAGCCTATGCTAGAAGAATATGTTACATCCATGAAAGATAAAATTAATTCTTACTCAGGCTTAACTGAAAAACAAAAAGCAAAGAAAATTAACGATAGTATGAGAGATGCAAGAGTAGATGTAATAAACACATGGAAATATTTAACTGAAAAAAATGAAATACTAAAGAATATTCCAACAAAACTTACAAATCAAGGATTACTGAAATAACAATAGAGGGCAACCAACCTAAGGGAGTTGCAAAACAATGGAAAACAATGAGAACTTTGAAAAAGTAGAAGATTTATCAAAAACAGATAATCGTGGTGGTAAAAGAGAAGGCTCAGGTAGAAAAGCTGGAGTTCCTAATAAGTTATCATCTACAGTAAAAGAAAACGTCATAGCGGTATTTGATGGCATAGGCGGTGTAGAACACATGAAGCAATGGGCTATAGATAACCCTAATAACTTCTATAACATATACGCTAAGATACTACCTACACAAACTGAATTAAGTGGACCAGATGGTTCAGAACTACCATTAGGAATTGGAATTACTTTTGTCAAGCCAGACGATAGCCAAGTTTCCGAGTAAGCTAGACTTCTTATTTGAGCCACACCGTTACAAAGTAGCATACGGTGGTAGAGGTTCAGGTAAGTCATGGTCTATGGCAAGGGCATTGCTTATAAAAGCAGCTAATGAGCCAACACGTGTCTTATGTGCACGAGAGATACAAAAGTCTATTAAACAATCAGTACATACATTACTTAATGACCAGATACAATCTTTAGGTCTAG